TGCATAGCCCCAATCGAGCCACCATGCGTTAGATTGTGCATCCACTTCAGCCGTGAACATTCCGGTGTCTTCACGCGTCGGGTTATAGCCAACTTGCTTACCTACGATGGATGCAACTGGAGCACCCAACGTAGCCCTGTGGAAGTACGAAAAAATACGGTCCGTCCGCGGTAGGTTCGAATACGCTGTGTGCGCATTGCTAGGGTTCCAGAATGTGGTAGCGGTAATCTGCCCAGTAAGCTGCCCCGCCTTACGCTCGATTGCAAGCTTATCGATCCCTGTCATTTCTAGTAGGTTACTCGACTTGCTAATCTTACCAAGCGCATTAGTATCATTCGACAGATCATATTGATCTAGATACATCTGTGCACCAAGTCCAGATTCTTTTGCCATTACCTATCACCTCCTCTTAGTTGGCTTGTGGCCAGGCATCATCAACCAAGCACGGAATGGTCATGTCCATAATACGAAACACTGCTCCATCGATTTCTAGGTAGCCCGATTGCGCAGCTAATGCAATGCCATAGGCGCCAAGTAAATCAATGTTACGAATGGTGCCTTCGAAATCGAAATCATCATGATAGCGTCGCATTAGATTTGACATGGCTTTCATCATCATTGGATCAATCAAATCTTGCGGCTCTAGTAGCATGCCCTGATACATTCGGAGCGTGAATACTATACGTGCGCTAGTGTTAGCTAGTCCACTGATGGCTGCGATAGGCTCCATGGAAACAACCCAAACAGCCGCAGTCAGCCCATAGCGCGGCGCGCGCTTAGGCTCGTGGGTATTAACCTTATCAAAGTAACCTGAACGCTGGACATCGCTAACCACAGCATCAAAGATTGGATCAATCCACTCTTCGTTCCCACTCGGCGCTGTCATCGATTCATTTCCTGTGTATATTGATCAACGTAAGGCTTAGCGATTGCTTCCTTATCTTTAGCTAGCCCCTGCTGCACCATTCGAAATGTGTGGTAGCCCTTGAAGCGCGTAGTTTTATTCCGGCTCGATACGCCTTCAAGCCAGCCACCGTAAATCACTCCGCCATCGGTAATACCACGATAGGTGCTCCGCCTGTCGACTTGAATTCGAGATTCGTAATAACCGGTTGGCTTCTGTAGTACTTGACCTAGTCGACTCTTGACGCGGCGCACTCCCTCCTGAGCTAGGGCGTCATTAATCTTGATGACCATGCGTGCGCCAGCCGCTTTGGTAGCTGAAGAATTGAATACCGCGCCCTTGTGCTCCGCCTTTACATTCACTCGAAAGTTAGGCATTAGACGGCACCCAACCTCTCTTTACGCCCTAGCTCCCGCCACGCGCGCTCACGAATGTCGTCTATCCCTAGACCAGCAGCCTCCCGTGTTCCAGCGCCAGAGCCGATCGTACGGGCGTAGGCGCCTGCACTCTGTGCTAGCAAGACGACAGACTCAGCGATCACTAGTTCATTCAATAGGGCGGGGTACTCGTGCACGTACACCGGATCTGCATTCGAATGCGCCGCGGCGGTCGAGCCCAATGCACCACGAAGCACAATGAATTGGCGGGGGGCATAGATGGTAGCGCCAGAGGTATGTGCAGCTAGCACCGTACCGTCAATGGCGCGAGTGACAATCAGCGAGGTACCGGCGATATCGACAATACGCATACGCTCAGCATCGACAAGAATCGTTTCGCCAATAGCAAATGTAGCGGCACCTGCACACACGACCGTACGGTCTGCTTGTCGGTCAGTAATGGTGCCACCGATGGTTTGCGCTGTAGTCACCATTTGGCGGTCGATAAGTATCAGCCGTTCGGTACCAATGAGGATTAACGCACCCACACCAACAGTGTAGTAACCACTGGAAGGTGTGAGAGTGCATACCGTTACGCTAGAATTGATACCGCCGCTTAGGAGTGCGCCAGCAAGGCTAGTAGATGTATCGCTATAGCCAAACACACCAGCAATTGAGAGCGATCGCTGCCAAGAATTACCCGCAGAGAATGCAGCGTCGGACGTCAAGTCAATCGCTAGACGCTGGTAGGGTGGTTCGGCTAAGTCATCCCATCTACGCAGAAGCACATTGGATGTGATTACTACGCCGCCTGAGGTAACCGCACTGGCAGAGACCATTTCCTGGTCTCCTAGGTCTACCTCCCACGATGGGGAATGGCTATTGTTGGGCCAATCAACCCTAATGGTGCGCTGCTCAGGGTAGAACCTACGGTGTAGGAAACCCTCCGCTGAACGCGATGCAGCGCGAATCTTAGAATCGATCATACGATTTGCATGCGCAGATTCAAGTACTTCCGGCGACTGCGCAACTTGCTCACGCGTCGCGTACATGATACTCATAACCCCTACTCCCGATTGCTTTCTACGGCTGACACATAGAGGACTATTCAGTTAGGTTAGTTAGCAATGGTACTTACGAGCGATGCGGTCTATTTTCGCTGCGAATCCGACTGCCTCAGGTGCGGCATTAGGTGCAGGCTTTCGTAGATCTTCGAACATGTCGCACCATGCTTGATTACTATTCCTGATGCCATAATTGGTATAACCTATTGAGGTGCCGACCATTCCTCCAACGCTTAGGAATACGAGAACTACAGCCATCCACAACTGCTTAGGGCTAATCTGTATTACCCGTATTTTCTTTTCTCTATCGGACATCACTATCCCCCAATGAATTTAACGAGGCATTGTCCGATTCCAATTCCTGTGATTGCTGCTGAGGTGAAGGTGACTGTAAGACGATAGGCGAATTCCTGATTAGAGATAGCACGTGCGCTAATCCGGGTACGCCTGTCATTGCGGTAAACACTAATAGCAACGCGAGGTTTATTTCCCCCGTTATCAGTTGGTAAGTGATACCAGCTAGGCCAGCGAGTAAGAGTAGCCATTCCTTTACTAACGCGCTTTTGCGTTCGGGTCGCATTGTCACGCACAAGACATCCTATTCTGTTGTGGATTAAAGGGTAGCCAGCCGGGGTTAGGAAGCTGGCTACCCTTTAACCATTATTCGAAATCGCTGAACTCTGCGTCAGTCGAACTAACCCTAGCGCTACCTGATTGCTTCGCTAGCTTGTTCGGGGTAGCGGTACCCGTCGAATGGGCAGTGGAGTCCATTACCGACTGACTGGAGTGGCTCGCCGTCGTGCGGGCACGCCGCTGGCGGGCGGGTGTCGTTGATTCGCTTGACGTCTGACCGCTCTCTGATGATTGAATAGAGTCCCCACCATCCACTTCCTGCGATGTTGATTCCTCCTCTACCTTATTGGGTTGATCGACGTAACCCAATTCGGCACGTCGAATCTTTACCGGCTGAGGCGATTCGGGATCGGCCGATTCCTCAGCAGTAAGTGATGCCCCGCCGTAGCGCGTTGCCTTAGCCATAATGAATTCCCTAGGCGTTCGGCTGTGCTAGCAGGGCGGGGTTACGCATGATCTTGAGACCAGACGGAATGTAGAACACTCCACCAAGAATGGTGCCACCCGAACCGGGGTCGGCAATGTTCACCGAAAGCCATTCGAAACCAGCGCTGAGCGAGTCAGCCTCAATCTCGAAAAACACGATGGCCTGATTAGCAGCCTTGATGATGCCGGCATCTGCCAGCGTGAGCGTTGCTGCTGCTGCCTGAGTCGATTCGACCCACACCTCAGTACCCGCCAGTGCGACAGCTAGCGTCTTGGAGTACCAATCCGTGATGGCCGCCAGATTCTGTGAGGTACCGCCGGTGTTGGCAGTGTGTTCCTGAAGCGTAATGATTACGGAGTCAGTACCCGCGCTGGCCGCGTTCTTGAAAAATAGAACGCCTAGCGTCTGGTAGTTGCGCATGTGAATGCGCTTGCCGGTGTTGGCACCAGCAGCAATGTCAGCTACGGGATTAATACCCGTAGTAATGTCAATAACGTTACCTAGTCCGCGCATTAAACCTTCTCCTCCTCAACAACATCCTGGTACTGGGCAGGCTCACGCACTACTACAGGCTTGATGCCGAATGCCTTCAGCAGGCAAACGAAAGCATCTTCTGCGTCTTCCTTGGAGACGTAACCCTCCTCCAGAGCAACCGATCCAGCGCTGCCCTTAGTGGTGGAATAGATATCCCATGTCTTAACGCCCCGGTGGTCACTCTTTTCGCCAATGTATAGAATATGACCGGTCTCCAGATTGGAAACCTTATTACTGTCTCTCCTGGCAATCCACATGTTTGTGATCCTTAGACAGAGGTGGTCAGCTTGACGAACGGCGAAAGCGTGCTGCCGTTATTCTGAGGAGTGATCGCACTGGCCAGCCAAGGCCGGCCGTCAATGCGCTCGATAATGCGGAACGCAGTGACGTCAGACGAGAAACGGAATTCCTCAGACTGGCGAGCGCTCATCGCCTGCCGGTCACCGATGAGGTAGAAACCGAAATCAACAAAGTTGATATCGCCAACGGTACCGACTGCACGCGCCTTCTCAGACACGATTACCGGGCGACCCAACAGCATTAGCTGAGGCGAGGAAGTACCGTCCGGGTAACCGCCACCGCTAGTCGTGATGATCGGTCCACCACCCGGTAGCGTCGCAGTAAGCAACGAAGGCAGAACATCAGGCGAGATGATCCACACCGCGCGGTTGAGCGACTGCGGAAGCATGCGAGCATACATCGCTGCGATGTCAACCCACTCAACATTGGTACCGGCCGTAACGGTGGACCGCGTGACCGAGATTGCCGCCGGAGCGTTCAGGAAACCGAGAGGCTCGCCAACGCCACCACCGACGAAGAATGCGACATCTTCAAACCAGGCAATAGCCTCAGGGAAGATATCATTGATGAACGCCTCCATCGAAGGCTTAGCGTCCATCAGAAGTTCGTTCGGCACCTCAGTGTAAAGAACTAGCTTGTTCGCCTTCAACTCAACGCGAGCAAACTTAGGCTGAGACTCCGTGAGGGTTGCGCCCTCCTCAGTCCAGTAACCCGTGATACCGCCGTAGACAGACGAAACATTACTAGTGCTGTCCACCATGGGGAACGGCACCGTAAGGCTGTCCATCGGGATCACGCGGGCACGGGAACGTACAATCGCAGTCTCCAGCGAGACACGAAGCAGTTCCGCTCGTAGCACCTCAGGAATGAGGAAGCCACCATCAGAAGGCTTGACCGAAGAAAGGTCATTTCGCAGCGTCTCCAGCTTATGCGAGAGATCTGCATTCTTGAAAGCGTGATTAGAAATCGAGTGAATGAATTCAGCAGGATTGCTGAACATGTTGTCATGCGCCGCGCCTAGCGCCTTCTTGTTATAAACCGTGTTCGGCCGAATACGTGCACGGGCATTCGGGTTGTCTAGGTTGAGCCGATGAGCGATAGCGTCCGTACCATCCTGGTGGTTACGGAGCCAATCAATCATGAACTTCTCAGCCTGCTCGTTAGGCTGAGATTCCAGACCCGGGTCAGCCTTAAGCCGAGCATTAACCGCCGCTTCCATGTGGTCGGCGAACCGCTCAGGGTCCCCCATAATCTCTTTCATGGTGGCGCGATCGGTAAGCTGCTCATGCAGCTCTTCCGTAGTCTTCGGAACGGGAATCACTTTAGGCATCGAATTACCTCCACGCGTCAACTAGATCAGCAAAGCTATTTGCCTTCGCAGGCTTAGGTGCCTTGTTACGCCCTAGGTACTTAAACCCACGGTTGGTTAGACGATGCGACATATGCATTAGAGAATTGAGAACCTCATCCTCATCTACCTCTTCAGCATCTGGCTCATCCGCACCAGGCTCTTCCGGTTCGTCGCCGTCTGGCTCTTCCGGATCATCTGTCTCAGGCGGGAATGCGCCAGCCTGCTTCAGGCGGGTATACATGGAATCCATTAGACCCAAGTCAATTGCTTCCTGAGCGAACATCCATGTTTCCGCCTTCATCAGTGCTAGGCACTCTTCAGACGACATACCCGTGCGCTTGGCGTACATGCTGGCAACGTTCATATCCTGCTCGTTGAGCCAGGCCATGGTTTCGCGACAGTCATCCACATTGCCCTGCATACCGCACATGACACGGTGGATCATAAGCTGCGAGCCATCCATCATCTCGCACGTGTCGCCTGAGATTGCAATGATTGACGCAGCACTAGCGGCAATGCCATCTACCCGAGTGGTAATATGTGACGGGTGCTGCGCAATAGCACTAGCCATTGCAATAGCTTCAATCAGCATTCCACCCGGTGAGTTAATCCGGATCGTGATCTCAGGCGCATCGATTTCATTTAGCTGATTGATAAAGTCGACGGCACCAACACCGAACGATCCACCAATCTCATCGTAAATATAAACCTCGCCCACCTGAGCATCACCGGTATCAATCTCCGGCATTTCCTCTAGTGGCTCTTCCTCGGCCGCATTGCGCGTTCGAATCCTAAACCAGTCGAGTTTCGTATTACGAATCTCATTAGCTAGTGTTGGATTAACATTCGCTAGGCGGTCGAGCAACCGAACCTTTTGCAGGTTCAGTGCCCGTATACCGGGCTGAGGCATCATTAGGTTTCCTCCCTTCCTTAAGCGTCTTGCGTTTGCTGATCTGATTCTTCAACTTGACTAACCGACGTAACCGCTGGAATGCCTACCCAGTCGATTCTAGGTAGTCCACATGCGTCAAGTACGCCCGCCGGATCGTAGCCAGACAGCACGCCATTACGCGCCGCTGCCCATTGGCTATTACGTTCCCTATCCGCATCTTCGTGATTGACTGGAGTCGGATCATCAAAGTCAAGTTCTAGTGATTTACCATTAGCAAACTGAGGGAGCAAGAAGGTATTGATTACATCCTTCCAATCCCTAAGCCGCGGAATGGTCTGACCTTCTGCCATGATCTCTTTGCCGGCCGCCGCGTTGGCACGATTGACATCGTCAACTGTTCCTAGCATCGGCTTAGGAAATGCAAACGCCTCCCGAATGAGTTCACGCGGGAGGTTACGAAGTTCAACGAACTGCATATCGTTCATGCTAAAATTCGTATCTTGCCACTCTGCATTTTCTAGTACAGCCACGCGGTGAGCGTTAGCTACACCTTGATGCTGCTGCCGCCATCGTGCAACGAATGCATTAAATTCGTTGTCCGACATGCGATAGTCAACCTTGATGATGCCGCCTGGTGCTGCACCATTGATGAAGAAATTACGATTCCACTCTGCCGAGTACCTTGCTGCATCGATATCTGCCAATACCGTTTGCACCGGCCCACGCCCCCGGTAGGGGTCGGCCGGATTCGGGTACTTGATCTGGATTACCTGATCGAGCGTGAGTGGAACCTCTTCCGCACCGTTGGTATAGATCCAGCCGGTAAGGAATTTGGTTGGGTGCTTAACCGGAACCATACGATCAGGGCGTACTGGCCACATTTCGATGACGATATTACCAACCTTATTCAGGATGATCATACCTTCACCAACTAGATCCAAATGCATTTGCACTGTGCGACGTAGCAGGCTACCCGTATAGAATTCATTTGGGCGATCCCACACCGTCATGAATCCGTGGTTTAGCACTTCCGTCCGACGCTTTTTATCTCGCACTGAAGTACGCCGATAGAGGTGCCATTCGGTGGCACTGACTGCCCTGCTGATTTGGTCGATGATGGCGAACAGTGTGCCGACGGAACCATGAGCATCAAACGCTTGCTGCGCAATGTCGACATCAGATTCACTGCTGGCGAACAACGAACCTCTGCTGCTGGCGTATGGCACTGGAGCTAGATTAGCCGCCCTGCGAGCCCCACCCAACACGGTACTTAGTAGATCTTTCATTTACCGCCTAGCCTCTCCGCATGTCGGGCGCTCGGCTTACCGCCGCATTGTCGCCACCTCCTGAAGCCATCAGCGTCGAAAGTGCGAAACAGGAAACTCCCGCAACGATCAATCCGGCGATGATATTCCATTGAAAACCCGCCATTGTCAACAAACCAAAACCAGCGAGATGCAGCACTACCCTAATGACAGAACTGAGTACCGCATTAACGCGATAGGCTTCCCTAGTGTTGCTTGCTCGCTTGGCTCTATTGCTTGTGTAGCTAGCAATCTTCATTAGCGCAAACTGGCCTAGGCTAGGCATAGTTTCGGTAGTCATTGCCTCATCCTCTCAAGATCAAGTTATGCGTCGACCATGGTAACACGAGCCTTACCCTTATAATCCAGATGCATCGTCATGTATCGATCTGTGTCCATTCCATCATCATCAATCTTCACAGGCTCATCCTGCACATGCCCATCAGTGGAAACCTTCCACACATATGATGCGTATTCCTCTTCTGTGCATGTGGGTAGTAAGTGTTCCACTGAGTACGGGTCACGCTCCACTAGCGCATCTTCCATTAGGTAGAACCGCGCTAGGCCATCAGCGTCTGTCTTCAACCTAGCCTTGTGTAGATCAATACCGTCGCTTACAAACTTAATCGCCTGCTGCGTACCTAGCCCCGTGTGCTTCTCAAATGTCTTTCGCCCCTCTGCATCCCAATCGCAAATGATGGCATCAGGTTTAGGCTCGATCCACTCAACATCCACCCGAGTACGCGTGACCTTATTGAAATGGTCATACCATTCCGTAGTAACTTCCTTGGTCACTAGGCTCATGATCTGGCTTGCGTGTTCTTCCACGAGGCGTTGCGTGTAATGGATCTCTCGATACATATACAGAACGTCTTCCTCAGTGTCATGCGCGTAGCATTTCAATACAAACGGGTGACGGTAACCGAAGTCGATTGCCCAGTACCTAGGCCACTCGGCAGGTAGAGGCAAGCGGCTTCCATCCGCATCAAGGTCCCATGGCAGCACGTGCACTGCGGGATCAAACTCTTCGAATACGATTCCCTCAGCCGATACCCATAGGCCCAATCTGAGCCTCTTGTATCTGACTCCCGTGAGGTTGTCGAGAATCTTGATATACGCCGCGCCTCGTTCTGTAACTTCTCCCTGATCATTGAATAGTCGGGGGTTGTCTTCGTGACGAGATTCAATGAGCGTGCAGATTCCATCGTTACACCTCAGCTTGAGCCAATGCTTATTGCCGGCAGGGTTGCAGTCCATAATCAGTTGCTGGAATGACGTACGCCAGTTACGTAGTCGCGTCTTAATGAATTCAAGATCGGTAACGCTAATCTCCGTAGCTTCCTGCACATAGACCACATCGTATTCGGACGACATGATTCGTGTCGGCTGATCCAGTCCACCAATAGTAACTGTGCTGCCATTCTTGAATCTGTATTGCGGCGCCTCCTGCTGACTACCGCCATAGTAAACAACGTCACCAGTAGCTAGTGCTTCCTTGATTACAAAGTTCCGCCAGGTGACCAGGGCAGTAGAGCCTAGGGATCGCTGCGTCTTACGTAGGATGAGCGCACGCGTATTTTTAGTGAGTAGGCACATAGCGAATACCTTTTCGAGGCAGGCTCGACTCTTGCCTGTACCCGCAGGACCGCTGATCAATACTTCCTCACCACGGTAATCGAATACTTCTTTGCAGCCACCGCGTGGTGAATACTCGTGCTCCAACACAGTGCCGTTCATCGTAGGTTCTCCATATCTACGCCGGCAATGTTCACATTGAGCGTGTCGCCGTCTGCATTCTCACCCGAACCTCGGTGCAGTAGCTGCCCCAATTCATTAGCCGCAAGCATGAGGTATGAGCGGAATTCCCTTACCGCCATGGCCATGTCAGCCCCTGAATGGAACGTGCCATTTTGAATTCCTTCGTAGGTCGCATCGGCAATGGTCTGTAGCCGCGTGAGGCGCTCAACCTTTTTGGTAATCCACAAGCTGTCTAGGTCGGCGGGGCTTACGGTTGCTGCATCTTCAGGTGCTGTCTGCCGCCGTGCCTCAGCCTCAATAGCTGCATGGTTCTCTTGCACAAACGTCTTCAGGAATGCGGGCGTGGTGCCATACCAGTCTGCAATCTGAGCCGCTGTACCCTCGCGTGTGGCTATTACATGAATGAGTGCCCTGCGCACATCCGGTGTCATTCTCTCCATAGCCGGGCAGATTAGCATGCCGATACGTCCGACGTTTTTGAAACGTATCAAAAAGCGGGCATAGAGAAAGCCCCCGTAGGGGCTGCTCTCTAGCTAGCTACCGGATCATCTGCTCTGCTGCCTTGACTACCCGCTTGGCCTGGGCTGCGTTCCGCTTACGGGTGGCTGCTGCCTTCTGAGCTGCTGCCTGCCGCTTGGTCGTGGCGTCCGCCTTGGTGTCCACCTGCACCGACTCGATCCGGTCGCTGAGCCACTCTGCCAGCAGGAACAGTGCCACGATAGCTACCCCGTATACCGCCCCGCCTACGTTCTCCGCGGCGAACACGTTACCTGCAAGGCTAAGCACTCCCGCCCCTAGCTGCACTCGGTAGCCAATCTCCCGTGTTGACTTGCTGAACTCCGTACCCCGCATGATCAGACCCACGATTGCGATTCCGTCGATCATGAACGGAACGCTGTATGCCTCGTACCCGGTAAGCCCGCCCTTCCTAGCGGCAGCAACTAGGTGGATAAAGCTAATGGCGATTGCTCCGAAGAAGTAGACCTTTGCAATTCCCTTGACTGCGCTAACCTTGTTCATTCTCTGTCTCCCTCTCTCGTTTGCTTATACCAATAGCTTAGTCGGAGGAAAGCTATTCTGCAATAGTATTCCCCATGATTGTTTGAATTGATTTGGGGAATGGTTTTCACCATATGAATTTGGGGAATAGCATTCCTAGGTAATGTGTGTTAGGCTTGGTACATAAGCAAGAGAGAGGGAAGCAGATGCAGCAGCTATACACAGTCCTAGCGACAATCGAAACCACAGAGGGATCTACAGCCTTCCCAGCAGTAAAGGGAGTTACTGAGGCAGAGGTCGCACAGATGCACCACGAGATGATGGATTACCTCAGGGCCACCCCCGGTAACACCCTTACGTGGAAGGTAGTGGCGGACCGATGAGCGAGACTGAGAAGCGCGTAGCACAGGCTGTAAAAGCCGCTGCCGAGATTAAAGCCCTAGGGGAGTGGGCAGGAGTGGCTACGGAGTTTATGGTCGCTGTGAGGCAGGCTGAGGCAGCAGCTACCCAGCGCTGAATAAGATAGCCCCTGAGCGATCGGGGGTTTTCTTATGTGTGTTAACAATTAGGTTACTTAACAATTAGCTAACCTAATTAGGTACCCTGCCAAGCCACTGACATTAGCAACAATCCAATTACCCCTACGGCGCTTGATGGTATTCGGGGCTAT